CAGCTAAGACAGCATGGTAGTCATCAAATTTCCTCATGCCAGATTGAAACTTTGTCCCTAGCTGCTGCATTTCTTCTTGTTGAACGGCAACCTGTAATGCCTCGGCCTTTCGTTGCTCACGCCTGTCGGCGGCTTGGTCGAAGAATTGTTCTAACTGTTGCTGCCAATCCTGCGTTGAGTTTTCATCGTACTGAAAGCCTTGCTGTGCAGCCTGTTGTTGCTGTTGCTGAGTAGGTTGCTGTTGGTTGTTACGCTCAAACCTTGCTACACGCTCACGCATAAGGCGGTTAGCATATTCATCCATCTCAGCTTTTGTGTAGGTTTTTGGCGCTTCAGTCTCTAGTCCGTATTCATTGGTCGAATCTGGACTATGAGCTTTCTCTAATCCATTTTCGGTGGCGTCCCCGTATTCGTTGGTCTCTGGCTTTTCTGGCTTTGATGCTGGCTTAATAGGGACATCAACAACCTTTTCTTGCGGTAAATCTGCTTTTGGTGCGGTGCTTGCGGTAGTTGCGCTACTAATATCAGATGTTTCATGTGGAACATCAGCCGCCTTCTCTGGCAATGGGTCAAGCTTCTGACCTGTCATTGCTTCGCGCAACATATCATCTACGTTGTTGGGTATTTCCATTTTTGTTCTCCTTTTTTGCTTTCATATTTTCAACCATCATTTTTGTTATATTATCTGCATGACTTATAGCATTATCACTATGCGTTCTATCTGTTTCTGACATGTAACGCAGCTTGGCTTCTTCGAGTGAAGCGGTGTGCTCAAGGTATTTGAGTTGCATCTCTTTTTGATCCATCTCAAGTTTAGCTTGCAGCTCTTGCATTTCCATTTGTAGCTTTTGCTTTTCTAGTTCAATCTTTTGTTTCTTGTATTGAGCTTCGGCCATCGCAGCTTGGTCTTGAGCGCTAGGTTGGTGCGCCTCTTGTGGCATCTTTCCGCTTTTACCTGCTTCAATAATTTCAGGCGGTACCAAAGTCTTAAAGCGGTTCCTAAGTTCAAGAGTGTTGGTAAGTGGTAAGTTTTCTGCATACAAGTCGGCAACAAGATTGAATATCTGTGGATTCCCTTGTAATGCAAGGTTAAGTGACTGTAACGCCTCTGCTTTTTGTCCTTCATAGCTTGGACCAGCCTGCAAGCGAACATCAAAGCTTCCTTTTCTGATATCGTTCTTGATGTTCTCACCGTACTCATCCATCTGTTGGTTAACAGTGATATTTTTTTGTCCCTCATCTGGCATCATCAAAGATAAGACACGCTGAGTATCATAAACGCGCGGAATCATTTGATTAACGATTTTACCTCCGGCTGTGATAGCTCGGTTAATAGAGTTGAATGCAACATAAGTAGGATATGAGCCTTGTCGTGTGCGTGCATCTATAGCCGCGCCTGATATCTCATTGCCCTCTTGCCCTAATCGTGAGGGATACATGCCAGTTGATGTGTACATATCTTCAATAGCGCGCTGGTATTGATTGATTAAGCTCATAGGCAGCTCAGGTGGGCGCAATTGCTCTGGCTTCATTCCTGTGGGCGATTCATCGTACATCAGCAACCCTTGAACGGCAGCGGGATTTGTCCAAATCTTTTGGGTTTGCGGGCTTCTAGCGTTTTCTTTTGAGCCTATAAACTGATCCCAGCGGCTAATCTTAAGTAGGTATGCAATTTGTGTCCCGAGATAGTTCAAAAAGCGTTGAGCATCGACAGCATCAGTTATAAATGACCGGCAAATCTGCTTGCCCTCTTTGTCATAGGTGGAATTCTGGTCAACAAAGATAACCGGACAGTCTTCTGCTGGGAATTCACTTTCTTCTAAAATGTAATCTCCGGCCATTTTCTTATGAATGAATACCGATTTCTTGTATTCTCGCTCGTCTTCAATGCGCACAAGCTTACCATCCACATATAACGCCATCCTGTCGTCTTCATTGGGCATCATCTCTATTTCTGGTTCTGGCTGCATCATCTGAGGTTCCATGCCTTCAGGGCCTTCTTGCATCATGCCCATGCCGCCTTGCATCTGTTGAGGCATAATAGCTTGAGGGTTCATACCGTAATCACCCCCTCCCAGCATTGATTGCATAGCTTGCATTTCTTGTTTTTGACGCATCATTTCAATATGTTCACGTGAGGACTCTATAAGCTCATCTAACTCTTGCTGATTGAGTGAATCACCGTTCGTGAGTTTGTATAGCGTGTCAGTTTCGTATGTGCGCTCATAGTCATCGATGATTGTAATAGAGTTATCATCACACCAGCCAAAGCCTAAATCGCCCTGAATAGTTGTTTCAACCGCTGCAGCTATCTCATCATTAGTAGCCATTGCGCGGCCTGCGCTTTCGCCTGATACACTATTTTCTATTTCTTCACCATAGATTTGTTTAAACTTGGCGCGTGTCATGCGTGTGATATAGCCACATCTTTGACCGTCAATCTTGTTAATGTGCTCTGCGCCGATGTCCCAATAACATCTAGTTGCGTCTCTGATTGAACGATAAACGATATCTTGGTCAAAACTCTTATCATGCGTGTAAGCTGTGTCAATTATGAATGCACCAAAGCCGCCTATAAATGCTTGGCTAGCTGCTTGTTGATAGACTGTCTTTGCATCAGTAGACATCATGATATCTTTAACGACAATCTGTCGAAGCTTTGCAACTTCCTCTGTACAATTTGACAAGGGCACTATCTCAATCTGTGGTGTGTTTTGTTGCTGCTCGCCAAGCAGGGTATTAATAAGCGTTGATAGCTTATTGAACTGCAAAGGCACTTTCTTGAAGCTCTTTAGAATGTCTGTTTCTTCTTCATTCCATTGCGTTGCCATCACGAATCTGTGCATGTTGTGGTATTCGTCGACGTTGAACTTAAAGTACGTTTTCCACTTCTCAATAAAGTCTTTGCACTTTTTGACTGTCATCTCATCTTTTCTGGGTTTACTTTTGTCGTCTTTGAAAGATCTCATGTGAACATACCTGCATATGATTCGGGAATGAATGAGGGTTGGTAGTAAGCTTCGTGATTAGCATTCTTGTCTATGAGAGCAATCTTTACAGCGTCATAGCATGTATCGCAAATATCATCCCAGCGATGCGTGTCATTGGCCGTTATTTTCATCATGTGAGTAATACACATATTTGCATGTCTTGCGCCTTCAGTGAAGGTAACAAGCTTGCTTGCTAGCGTGGGTTGCATTTCAAGATATCTAGTAGCCTTTGAGCCGCTTATCTTTGTTCGCTTCACTTCTCTTATCTCTAAGCCGCGCATATCGCTTAACACGCTTATCAGCGTCACACCTGTTGATTTTTTCTCTATCGCTGCAAACAGTGGTTGATTCTTATGCGTCATGCAATCGCCATAAAATGACATGAACTCGTCTTTTAAGTCTTTAGCTTCTACTCTCAATTCAACGCAGTCTAACCAATGAAGGGCTAATCTGTTGGATGTTCGGCTAGTCTCTTTCACATAGTAAAGACCCCAAAAGCTAAATACCGATGCATCGTTGTAGCTCTTTGCAGTTTCTGCCGTATCCGCAGTGATAAAGGTGCATATAAGTTCAGGTTCTTCAGGAAGCTTTAAGAAATAGTTATCTTTGAATAATGCGCCACCAGCCGGAATCGGATTTTGTTGATACTGGGAGGCGAATACGTAGGGATTCTTTTCTTGCTTATCCAGCAATGATGCCAGGCTGTTCACTTCGGGATAGAGCGCATTACCGTTATCATCAATGCCCTTGAGTATTATAGTTTTCCAGGTTCGCTCGTCGTTTCCACTGAGCATATATGCCGGCAAATCGTCTTCATGCAATCGCTGACCAATGAAAATAATTGGTACATTCGGACCTCGTGGGCGCTGTAAGATAGTCTCACGATAATTGTCAATGACGGTTTGCCTAATGGTGTCTGAGTGGACTTCGTCTGGCTTGTGCATGTCATCTAATATAATTGCCCCGGTAAAATGATTGCAGTTTGGCAAGCCAGCGTCTTGCCCCGTAATTGCTCCTGATGAACCAAACGCCTTAACTGAGCCGCCCTGGATAGTCTGGAAGTGGTCTTTTGCTTTGCTATCATGCCTTACCTCTATACCAAACATCGTTTTATAATAAGGGTTTTGAATTATTCTACGAGTGAATTCCGTGTGCTTTGTAGCGAGGGTCTTACCGTAGGAAATATATAGATATTGGCTGTTCTGCCAACGAGCCATCGTCCAGGCAACCCACATGCTGCAAATAGTTGACTTGCCGCTACCAGGAGGAACATTACAAAGAATAGACAAGACTTCCAGGTTAGACGCAAGTGTAAACTCTCTAGCAATGGTAAGAAAATGTGATTCACGGTTTTTAGGATTGCTTATCAAAAAGTCTCTACCCGTAACAAGCGGGAAGAATGTTTTCATAAAAAATAGAAAGTCTGTTAAAAGGCGTGCCTTTAATTGGGCTTGCGCTTCGTTGCCCTCATCACTAAGTCTCGGCATTAATAATCTCTTGCGCCCGATTATTGATTTGTTCTTGGCGGTCTTTCTCTTCTTGTTCTTTTGGGTCGATAACAGC